CTTTTAGTGTACTGTTTTTGTAATCGATAATATAGAAGGTACTCTTATCTGTAAAATATTTTTTTAAATCTTCAATAGAGATTGGAGCAACAGTATTCACAAAATTCATTATTAACGTCTTCCTCTAGAACTATGGCATGATGAATGACATGATGCATGACACACATCGATTTGAATAGTAGATGTTTGCCCTCGGGCGCCATTATACGCAGTACGTAAGCGATCAAACAATGTCTCTAAATCTGTAGTAGTTGGTTTATTGCCTGCAACCATGTGACTATGATCTGCGCTAACTGCAATTCGATAATCATTATTTAAATGCGCCATGGCAGTACCATCGTACACATATCCTGGAGTACCACGCGATCCAGTGTTTCCACCTCCACCTGCAACCCATAATAATGCACGTAAATTGTGAATACGTGAATATTGATATGTTTCAGCAACTAATACGTCATACAAGTTTTGTGCAGACACTGGTCTAGAAAAACTTGCACCAGTATTTTCTAATGATTTACCATTAGTATCACCACCAAAATAACCAGTACTCATTTCACCAAATGGAACAGCATTTGTTCCCCATGAAATGCCAGTATTTGCTGCACCTGCAACATAATCGGCAAAGCGATTCATGATATTATCGCCGCCAATAGGATTTGTTAAAGCTACCATTATTCTTTCCTAATCATCCAGATTTTTTGTTTACCTGATAGTGATTTCATTAAACTTTTCGGAGCTCCACAAATATCATCTTGCCAAGCAAGTTGGTGACAGTCTCCTCCACAGAATTGAAATACATCGCATGAATAACATCTAGTATCTCTACTTCGTTCACATGCAATATTCTGCAATCTTATTGGTCTATTTATAAGGTCAGAAATTGTGTCATCTATTGTACCAAAATTAAATTCTGGCGCAGAATTTGGGCAACCAGATATAGAACCATCAGCATTCAATGTGAATATCTTTTCTTCGCAGTCTCTACAGAATGTACCACCAGAAGTAAATCCAGTTTCAAATTTAGAATATACTGTCTCTAAAAAATCATTATGGAACCAATCTCTGGCACCATATAATTCTGAATGTTGATGCATCTTTAGAAACCATGCATCTTGTTCAATATTAGATGGAAATATATCAGGATGCAGTAACGCATTGCCATTTTCAGTCAATCTTTCAAATGACACTTCTTGCACACCTAAAGATTTAATCCATGTCAACAGATATATCGGTTCAAGGCCAATGGTATCTTTAGTCACACTAATGAATAAGCGTATAGTTACACCTTCATTTAATAGTGTCTTGACATTTGATAACCACAATTTTAATTGTTTATCATTATCAAATCTAATCTTTGGGTCCCATGAAGTTCCAAGGCGATTGTTTAATGGACCTTTAATAAAGTCAATATGTTTTTGCGATAATTTAAAGACTAAATTTGTTGTTGCACCCCACGAAATATTAGAATCGTTACATGCATCATATACTGATTGCATCTCTGACACATCAACTAGGAATGGTTCACCACCATGGAATTCACAATGAATATTGTCTTTAGAATCAATAACTTGCGAAAACTGTTTAATCCAACTAGCAACTTTACTTGAATTCCAATATGTCTTAGAGCCATTAATACCATTCGTAAAACAGTGTCGACAATTAAGATTGCATGTCTCAGTGGTTTTTAGATACAACATCCAATTCATAATTTATAGCTTTATCTTTCAAATAATTTTCTAAACCAAAACTAAGTGTAAAGGCTTCGTATTCATTTAACGCTTTATGTAATGTATTTGCGGGAATGAATATTTCTTCACCAGCATTTAATACTATATAGTCGTTATTCACTATCATAGTTTTTGTACCACTAACACAATAAATTATTACATCATCTGGATCAGTGTGCATTTTAAATGACGGAGAACCTTCTGTTGCAATAAATCCATGACACGTTACAGGACCACGATGATTATATTTTGTAGAATATTCTAAACACTTATTCCAAATACTTTCAGAATAGCGTTCTAAACCTTCAATCTTAATCGAACAATCATCATATGAATATAACTCGCCAAAAGCAATAAGGGGGATTTGTTCCCCCTTATTATTGATTACCGACACTAGATTTTGTTCATATGCTAAAGGGTTGTGGATAAATCCAACAATTTCATCAAGTGTTATCATCTTATATAATTGCGCATTCCACTAATTTTTCACCTGGATCGTCATTAGACTCTAATGCTGCACCAATAATATTTGTTTCGCCAACAATAGCGTGACCATCTGGTGCTGCCATAATAGTATCACTCTTCTTAATTGGTCCAACTACACGAACAGGTACACGACCTTTTAATGCCACAGGCTGGCCTTCTGCTTCTGAATTCATACAGTACGCTGGTTTTTCAGAGATAACACCCAGTGCAAGTTGACCAACTTTCCATGATTGTGTACAATCTGAATCTCCACCTGCAGCCACAACAACAACTGTTCCAACTGGATACTCTTTATCCATTGAATAAACTTCAGCTAAGTCAGCATAGTTTGCATATTGAGCAGTACCATATAAGAAGTTTACATACGTATTGCCATCTGCGTTTCTAAACATAACAGTATTGGCTGTAGCTGCTGAAGTTTCCGCATATCCATTTAGTTTAGCTGAATCAACTGCTTTTCCATTATTGGCTAATGGTGTAAAACCTAGAGCAGTAGTTACATCACTAGATGCAATATTGCCACCAGTAGTTACGCGACCTTTAGCATCAACTGTAACTTTAGTATGTGTTCCTGCAGTAACACCAGTTGTTGATAGTGTTAAATCTGCGGTTACATTTGTAGAACCATCAAGTGATACTGTCCATGCGCCATCACCAGTAATTGAAATACTACGAGCATTTAAAAATTTAGAAGCCGTTGCAGCATTTCCGCCAGCATTACCAGTAATATTACCAGTAACGTTACCTGTAACATCGCCTGTAACGTTACCTGTAATCGGACCATTAAATCTAGTTGAATTAACTTCACCAGTTAATGTTAAATTGCCATTAGATAGTAATGTAAATTCTGCTGAATCTGTTGAATCAACATTAATTTTAAATGATGTATTATCAACTGTCTCGATCATTGTGTCGATAGGTTGTAATAATCCAGCAACAGAATCAATTGACGCTTGTAATGCTACACGACGTGCCTCAATAGAATCTTGTAATTCATTTAATGCATCGACAACATTTAATGCAGTTGTTTCGAGATATGACGTATTACCAACGAAATTACCAATCTCGTTAGTCTTAAGTCTCCAACTATTGAATGTATCTTGTACGTTTACGTTGATGATAGGCATGTTATCTCTTTACTTTTGACTATTTGCTATTAGAATAGCAAGCATATTTTTTATATCGCTTAGTTCTTGTTTAACTTCAGCAATATCTTGAGTGTTTTGTTCAAGCGCATTTTTAGATTCTAATATACGCTTGCGCTGTAGCATATATTTTTCATATGCAGCATCATCTTTATTTATGATGGCTTTAGAAGACGCGTCTCTAAAAAGACGCGTCTCGTTTTCTACTTTTAGTAGTCCATTATGCACAAGCAATAATCCTTAGATCTTTAACACGTGGAACTTTTGCAGAATTACCAGATTTAAAGACTAATTTAACTACTAATGCATCGTACTGTGGAAGATTATCAAGATCAAATTCAATATCATAGAATGTATTTGGATTTGATGTCTTAGTGATTTCTTTCACAGGGTTTGTAGCTTGTACATAGTTAAACTTAGAGATGTCTGCGCTTGAACCAGTTGGCAATAACTTATACCATACTTGAATATCAGAACCAGTAACTGCTGGAACGTTTGCAGCAAACATGATTTTTAAGAATGATGAAGCTTCTTCCAAGTTAATCAAACGTGTAACATATTTAGATTCTGATGAACTACCAGTTGGTGCAATTTCAGATACAAAGTTGTTTAACAAGATTAAATCAGCGTGTGTATTTGACTGAGTTGTAAAAGCGTGGTCAACTGTAATTGTAGAACCGTCTTCTGCAACTGCTGTAACCAAGATAGCTTCAACAGTATCATTAGTACCACTAGTTGTATTATCAACTTGAATGTACTTACCAACAGCGATACTACGAGCAGATGCACGCAAGTCAGTTGTATCAGGAACACTAATAACATTTCCGCTGAATGATACTGTACCGCTTAATACCGTCAAGAAGTCAAATGGGTCAACGTTCTTAGAACTATATGTGTAATTATCAACTTTATTTTTAATTGTAATTAAAGACAAGCGTGATGTGTCGATGACTGGAGAAATATTCTTGTTGTCAGATGTCATATTAACATTAACAGTTAATGACTTATTATTGCTCATTGCAGATAATTCATTTTCCTGTGATGCAACTAAACGAGGCGTATCCATATAGTTTGTAATATTTGGCACTAGCGAAATGCTATCTCCAGCGCTTGTATACGTTTCATTAGTAGTATCAACAGAGAATGATAATGTAGTGTCATTAAATGCTTGTGATGTTGTGATTAAATTAACCGCATCATATGCAACGTTAATAGTTGCAACTACATCTGTACCGCCAATAAAACCGCTCTTAGTTGCGTTTGAACCAACATCAATAATAAATGAATCACGTTCTGAACTTATGATTGGGAATGAACCATTTAAACCAGTAGATTCAGTAGTAATGATACCATTATATGTGCCATTCGCAACGTTAGCAATAATCACTGAAGATGTTGCTGGCATTGCATGATTCGGTGCAAATACACGAACTAATGAAGAACCAGATTTCGTTTGGAATGGATCTGATTCTAATACGATTGGAGGAATTGGTTCATTAACAAACTTAATAACAGGTTCTGCGTTAATGTCAAATTCAGCAGCATAGATTGTAAACTTCAAATCTTGTTCTTGGTTAGCAGTCCATGTAGAAGCGTTCTGTGACTTGAATAGCACACCTGCGTATGGTTGTTCAGAGATAAAACGATCTGTACCAATATTGCGTTCACCAAGTTGAGCAATCCAAACACGATAATTATTTGAATCTGATAGAAGAACTAAACAGTATTCTACGCTTTCTTGCAAGTAGACTGGTGATTCAAATGTAAATGTTGTTGCCACATTTTCCATACCAGTTGGATCAACGTTAACCTTGTTTGGCATTAATGTTGTACGAGAGAATGGAAGAATCTTTTGTCCTGGATAACCGTTAACAACTTCACGGATCTGTAAAGTCACAGGAATATTAATGTCCTTCGTAGCGAAGAACACATCGACCTTAGTGATGAATGAACCACCGGTTGATTGAACTAAGAATGTTTGTGCCAATGGATCATACCAACCAGTATCACGTGTAAGTGTTTCGTCACCGTAGATAACGTTTGGACGAGTTTCAGATACAGCACGAACAGCAACGTCTGCATTACGTACAGCATTAATTGTCTTTTGCTTAGTTTCTAAAACACCTTGCGCGCGATATTGTGAACGACCTTGTGTAGTATAGTCTAAAGAACCAGTGATACTATCTGTCAACTTGAATTCACGAATACCTGTACGGAAACGAATAGATTCAGTGTTAGGGATAGAGAATACACCAGCAACTGAACCATTAAAGTTAGTAACAAGTGAATCTGCCTGATTTGCAACTACAACATCATCAACAATTGTATATTCTGCACCAGAGATTGAACCCTTAATAACGTCACCGTTTAAGAATTGACCCTTAACGTTTAGAACATAAACTGCTTCTGGATATGTTTGTGTATTCGTATCAAGTTCTGCAGATTGTTCTGTTAATACAGCAACACCAGTAGCTGGAGAAACAGTTTGTGAATTGTATGTTGTGTTATTGCGTGTCTTAACGTAAACTACATCGCCCTTGTTGAAAGAAGCTTCTGCTTTACCATTAACTTGACGTGCAAATTCTTCAGCTGCACCACCAACGTTAACTTCAGTGTTAAATTCAACCAAGTTACCATCAACAGGTTGAACAGCGATACGAGTTGCTGGAGTGATTAGACGATTGATTGTTGTGTCATCGAAGAATGGATATAGTTTAGCATTTGGCTTCAAACCCTTACACACAAACAATAGTTCACGTGAACGGATAAACGGAATCAATGCAGATTGAAGAATCTTATCTTCAACAACTTGATAATCAATACGTGGAGTTACAGTAGTTTGTACACCTACACGACCTTCGATAACATCGGTTGCTTTAGTTGTAAATGTTAGAACACGTTTACCAACACCGTCTTGACCAAAGTTTGTTGCGTTACCACCAATAGCTTCTAATTCAGCTTGTGTGAATGTATGACGATCTGACCAACGACCAGCACCAAGACCATAGTCTTTGCTATCGAAACCGCTAGTAACAACTAGACGATCAATGTTTGTAGACTGACCAACCCATTGAGTTTCCCAAGCACCCCAAACTGTACCTAATACACCTTGTTCTTGTAACTGTGTTTGAACTGCAGTGAAGTTGCCTTCAACGTTATTCACAATGTCAGGACGACGATTGACTTCAAACCATTCATCTGATGGTGGATTCAATGCCATTGAACCTAAGAATGTGAAAATAGCAAACGGATTAACGTTTTCAACACGTGATGCAAATGGTTGAGAAATTAAAGTGCGGTGTGTATATGGTAATGTTACGATATCACCAGTTAGTGCATAACTATCTGCTGCACGATCTTCATCATTAGTATTGCTCTCTAACAAGTTTACATTAGACATCGTATAGAATGGACGTAATTCTTGAGCAGTCATATCAATAGCACAACGATAATCGACTGAACCTGCATCACCTAGATTTTGACCCTTGAAACTATCAACGATAAAACCACGCTTGAAACGTTCTAAACCAAGATCATCTTGAATAGACATAGACTTAGTTTCTTGTTCAAGCAATGATAGCGCTGTATAATATTCTAGATTCTGAATACGCTTATCTAATTTACCGATATCACGCATTGTGTATCGTTTAGTGTCAATAGTTTCGATTGCAACAGAACCATTAGATGGGAACATTGTATAAGCTGAGAAGAACAACTTAGCTAACAACATACCTTTAGATGGATCTTTTGGTTCTTCTGGAACTAGTGCAGGAACACCATCCACAATAAAGAACTTACCGTCTAAATCAAGCGCAAGTTTATCTGCACGTGCTACATAGTAACCATAACTTGTAGAAGTTTCGAAACCAATTTTAGGAATTTCAGTTTG